TTTGAAGACGCGGTGAACGTAGCCGCTTGACGTACATAGTTTGTATATGATGCCTCGTTAGACAGTGCTGTAGTGGTATCGTCAGTTGGGTCAGACGTAAACAGCGCGATATACGGGGCAGAACCCGTGTGTGAACCGTTACGCAAAAACACGTCAACGATTTTATCTTCAACATAATCTGAAAAAGCGGACATTTTAAATGCTCCTAATTAAAAATTTTGCGCCCTTACACGCATCGGTACACTACGGAGGTCGCGGACGCGAGCATCGTTAACCCCTTTGTAGAATTTCTGTTTGTGCATCATGGCTATGTCAAGGCTAGTCCACGCTTTGCCGGGGATTGCTGCTAACTCGGCAATAGCACCGCAGGCGATTTCCCGCCCGAATGTTTCGTAAATAAAGTCTTCTACGCCGCTTGAGAGCAAGGACGGCTTAACTACGGCAGTCCCACGGAATGTATAAGCTCCGTCAGGCATTGGGTAGAACTTGATCTGCTTGTCTAGGTAGATGTCAAAGTACGTAGGAACACCTGTAGCCTCGTTAACAGACGGAGCCATATACCGGTCTGAGACGCGGTTCACTGCATATCCATCTACTTCAAGTACAGGAATGTCTACAAGAATTGTTCCTGTAGGAACATCTATGTCGTAAAGCGCCTCGCCAGAGATCGTTGAGTCTTCCTCAATATCTACGCGCCAAATGTAAGACTTTTCGCAAAATCTGGCGGCAGCTTCAGCCAAGTAAGTTTCTATAGTGACAATCGGGCACTCAGGCACATACGGTTGTACGTACGGTAGAAACTCCTCGTAAAGCACGGTAGCCATTAGGTTACCCTACCCGGAACTTGCGGGTCAGCGGCTGAATCAGACTGGCTTTTAGCCCCTATCGTTGCTGTAAACGCTTGTAAATGTCCTGCGGCACGGTTTGCATTTTCGCCGTACTCGGCGTCTTTCATATAGGCTCGATAGCAAATCCAGTCTACTAACGGGGATACATAAATATCATCCAGTAGAATCGTTGTCGCATTACCTATAGCTGGGTCAAGCTGAGCTTCGGACAAAGCGTGCGTACCGACTGGCGCTGTATAAACAACTTCCAGCTCAGCCAGAGGGCTGGCCGGTGGGTAAACAAAGAATTCTTTTGGTTGTCTCGGATCAAACATCCAGTGTTGGATGTTTACCGTTTCGGACTCGTTGTGCCAGCTCGGTCTTTGGTCGTCAAGAATGTTTCTATTAACTTGACGTACTACCCGCTTAGTAGACGAGACTGCGAGATTACGCACGACATCTAGGACACGAAGGCCGTCAACAAAAACACTATTGAGCTTCTGGCGACTACCTGCGGTACAAGTGAAAGTCCCCGTCTTGGCATTAGCGTCAGGGCGGGACAACAAAATTGTTGTGTAGGCTTCGTTAAGCCACTGTTGAAGCTCGGTTCGAGGCCAGCGTATGCCGCTATCCTGAAGGATATTCTCAACCCTGCTTATGATCTCAATGACTTTAGTCGTAGCCATAATTAGCCTTCTTCAGACTCGTCTGCCTTCTTAGTGGCACGCTTTGGCTTAGCTGCTTCCAGCGTTTTAGCCATTTCTTTGCCTTCTGGGGTGAACACCATGTTGTCGTCGATTAAACGACCGACCATTACGTGCTTACCGCCTACGCGAACGATTGCCTGTCCGGTAACAACATACCCGTCCAGTTTCTTAATCAGTTCAAAAACGTCCATAAAATCTCCAATGTGGAAAGGGGGGCCGAAGCCCCCCAGCTCATGTCACCTAGTTATTAGGTAGGATCGCCGATCAGGGCAGAAACCAGAGCTTCAGGTTTTACAACCTTACGACCGTAAACGTTCAGACCGCGAACGATGTCGCCGAAGTCTGTCTGGTTACGCAGAGGCTCAGTCTTGGTGATCTGGGCAGCGAACGCGCAAGCGTGTCCAGTACCGCCGATCATCATGCGACGTGGTTTAGAACCAACAGATGCACCGCCATTGGCTACGTCGTCCAGACCGCGAACCATTGCTTTGTCAGTGGTGCCCTTTGGCAGCAGGTTGGAAACGTAAACAGTGAAACGATCCAACATACCGATTTTGCCGCTACGGATGGTAGAAGACTGGTCACCAGTGAAGTACGCCTGAGCAATGTTTGACTGCATCAGCAGGTTACGATCACGCGGGGTGATAATCAGCCAACGGCCATCTTCAGGAACGTTCTGTTCGTCCAGAGCCGCAGACATTTCCAGAATAGCGTTCAGAACATTGGCAGGAGTCGCTTCGTTAATAGGAGCAGCGTCAGTACCAAGGTTGTAAGCACCAGAGATAGCACCAGCGGTAGCGCCTTTGTTAGCAGCCGCAGCACCTTCGGTAACAAACCACTGGAAGAACACTTCGTCTTCGATAGCGATTTTCATCTGCTTGGCAGCATCTTCAGTAAACATGTTCATCAAGTCCATGTCGGCCTGATGCGCCAGAACGTCGTTGGTCTGTACTGCAAAGTACTTAGCCTTATCAATCTGCATATCCAGATAGATAGGAGTCGGGACTTCAGCAGTCAGGGTTGAACCAGCACCAGCGTAGTCGTTGATGGTGATTGATGGAGCTGTGCGAATACGGATGCTATCGCCTTGGTTCTTAATCTCGCCTTCCCAAGAAGTATTCGAGATTTCAGACAGCATGGTGTTAGCAAAGAACTTCGCATTAAGTTTCTTACTCCACAGTTGTGGAATAAAAGTACCAGAGTAAGCTGGGTTTGTATTAAACGGTGCGTTTACTGGAAACAATGCACCCGGTGTATTAGTAGCCATTATGGCCTCCTATATCTAAACAGTTTTGGTTTAGATTCCAGAGGCTACGTTGTTAACGTGTTAGCAGGTTAGTGCTGTTCTACACGGCCTTCGACGTATGCCCTTGAAATCTCGGCTTCAAGTTTTGAGGCTTCGTCGTACCGTCCATTACGGGTCAGTTGGGATATTTTGTCCCACACTGCGTTCGCTTGAGCTTCAGAGTAAGTCTTCTTACTGCTGTCCACTGGCGACACCGCTTGGCTATTCGTACGAGTCGGCGTAACCTGCTTCTCAAGTTCGGCTTTACGGTTGTCTTGCTTGACTGGCTCCAGAGTCGACTTAAACAATTTCACGTAGTCAGCTACAGCTTCGGCGTCACCGGCTTCAAAAGCCTGTTGTGCCATCGTGCGGCGTGGGCCACGGATAATCGGGTCGACTTCATCTAACCAGTTAATCCAACGTGGGTCTGCGTTGACTTGGGCAAAATCAGGAACAACCCTGTGTAACTTCTGCTCAAACGTCATTTCGCCTACCTGATTACCAGTCTGGGAAATCAATCTTTCCAGCTCAGCAATCTTTTTCTCTTGCGCAGCAATCTGGGATTCGTACTTACGTCCTTCTTCCCTTACCACACGACGTTGGAAATCCAGCAAATCTTCGCCGTATTCCTCTCGATCAGCGTCGGTTATTAAGCTAACTGGTTCAGGTTCAGGCTCGGCTTTCTTAGCTTCCATCGCGGCTTTCATGGACTCCATCTGGGCCATGAGTTCCTTGACTTGGCTATGCAGCCTTGGCACTTCTGCGTCGTACTTACCACGGAGGGTTCTGTACTTCTGCTCGAAGTCGTCCTGTACTTGCTGTACCGGTTGCTCCGATGGTTCTACTGCTACGGGTTCTGGGGCTTCGACTTGAATCTCTGTTTCAGCTACGGTTTCCTCGACACTTTGCTCCTGATCCGATTCGACCGGGGTGTCTTGGGCAGTTAACTGCTTTTCCAGTTCTTCAATATCTTTTAAGTCCTGTTCAACCTGTTTTGGTAAAGCCATCTTTTCTCCTAAAGCTCCAACTCTGTTCGGATAGCGCCCGAAGTATGCTACCTACTAAATATGGTCTGCTTGCTATGCGCTTATGCGCGGTTTAATACCCTCACTGCGTCTTCCACAGCTTTGAGTAAGTCTTCAAAAGCCTCTGCTCGGCCTTGCAGTCGGTGGATAAGCACCATGTCGTCTGCTTTAACCAGCTTGGCTTTAGTCTCATCAACCTGAGACTGAATAAACTCTAAATACTTCTGATTATGCGGTTCTCTTAGAGAGGCTATAGCCCGTACAACGGACTGCTCAGCAGTATTAAGGTTTATCATACGGTTATACTAGCATGTGCTAACAAGTTAGCAAGTATTTTTAATCATATCAACATCATAATCTGTTCTTCGGTAAGGTTTTGTACCGTTTCCGGGGTAAAGTAGCTGTAGTAAGTGCGTCTACGGACTGGCACTGACATGACAACGACAGTCGGAACTGGCGGTAACACGTTAACACGTCGTTGCGAAATTGCCCGTACAAACGGCGTCTGCGCGTGTGCGCGAGGTTTTCTTGGTTTGACGGTAAGTGTCCCGCGTACCCCCTTTGCGGGAACCATCGTGCCTGTTTGTGGAGCCTCAACCCCTACCCTAGAACCTCTGGCTACCCGGACATGATTAGTTTCCGCTGACTGGCGTAGATCAAACGTCTCAGGAACAAGAACCTGTACCCTAGATGTACGCTTGACCGGAACCGGCTCTACCGTGGCTTCTCGTATTGGACTCCACAGGTGCTTCCAGAGTGCGCCGCCTACAAGGTTCGGTTCTCGCGGTGTTGTTAACTTGGCAGTACCACGGAATGGGGTTAAGTAGACAAGATGTTGCTGGTTTGCGTAGCCGTTAACGTCTGCGTCGGCTAGGAATGTAGCCTGCCCTTGCCGGACTACACCCTGTTCTGCACCTAGATCAAACGATGTACTCGCAAAGTGCGTAGTACTAAAAGAACCTGAGTCAAACGTAGCCATTTACTGGCCTCGCCATTTATCCTGATCTGTTCCTGTTCCTAGCAACTCAGCACCATTCATGGACTGGACGTTTACATCAAGCTCGTTAGCCTTAGTAAACGTAAGCTGAGCGATCTTCAGTATTGTCGCTGTATCCAAGGTAGCAATAGCTGTCTCTATCGCATTAACCGTTGAGGATACCTGCGCCGGATAAGTCGGGTTCAAATACTCATCAAAGTAAGCTGTGTCGAAGTCGTCTGAGAACAGCATCCCGCTAATAACAGTAGCTGTAAAATCAACGACAAGTTTCCACCCGTTAATCAAAAAGTAAATGTCGCCAGCTCTCTGTGTGCCGATTGTCGTGTCACCGCCGATGGTTCTGATGGCAGACGGGAACTTCGCGTTATCTCTGATCGTTACCCACTCTTTCCAAGCAGAGTAAATATCGCGCTTGATGTCAATGGCTGTGATGTACGGGTAAACAACAATGCGCTTGTTAGCGCCGTCGAAAACGACCTTATGTTGTTTTTCCCAGTCTTCAGCAAAAGACGCCCAGAGTACTATAGACATTACTCAAGCTCAATCCAAGAGAAGCCCATTGTTACGTCAGCATCAGTACCACTTGCTGTAGCCAGAGCCGCAGTAACGAGCCAGACTTCCTGTGTAGTACCGTCAGCGTTAAGGCGTCCGTGTTGACCCAAGTACCCAAAGTTTTCAGGAGCTTGAATAGAGTAAGACCCTGCCGTGTAGTAGTCTACGAGCATCAGATGCGAGCTAGCCGGTGTAAATGAAGTAACGCCTGAATTAAGCTCCATCGCTGAATTTGGTACTTGTGCGTAAGAGCCGCCTGTAGTGCCTGCGGTTCTACGCCAGAATTTAAGCACAATCGGATCGCCTTCTACAATCAGCGACCAACGCTCAGGGATCATAATCTTACGGTTGGTAACGCTATTTACAGTCAGAGCTGGACGCATAGCCAACATCGGGGTATCTGTCGCTGTTGTAACGTCATGTTTAGCGCCAGCCACACCGAATTTCTCGGTGCGCTTTTTACGGTCTGGTAGCAACTGGCCTTCTGTTTTCACGGCTGCGCACACCATTTTTATGCGTGAAGGAGAACCTGAAGTGCCTGTATTTTCAATCTCAACACGTAATGGCAGGGTTGCTGTAGTCATGTAAGCGCCGGTATTGGCGTTGGCATTTTCAATCGTATGACAAGTTACACGCGAACCATCTGGGGCTAGAACGCCAAAACGTACACGACCTCCACCAAGCCACTGCATGTCCATCCACAGAACCTGAAGTTTGTCAGGGTGTAGCTGCATACCTGACAAGTTACCAAGACCGCCAGTGCCGTCCAGTTTATCGCCGTTCCAGTTAGTTTGCGCTATGCGTGTGTCAACAACCGATCCAGTAACCTTGCTACGCAGCACAACGTAAATATCAGTGCCGTCCATTTCAAAGAACACGCCGTTCTCGTCGTCGAAGTAGCCTGATCGCCTGCGCACATTGGCCTTACCAGAGTCGCCAGCTACCGCGGTCATTTCTATAAGCTGAGAGTAACCGGGCTGGTATAAATGGTATTTGTGCGAAGTTCTGGTTACGCGATCACCGGCTGCTGTACCAACGTCAAGCGCAATAGAGGCTTCATCTGGTAAATGAGTAATCGTGCCAGTGCCGGAAATATCATCCCAGAACTCGTTAGGCAGTGTGTCATAGTGGAAATCGTAGAAGCCTACCATCCACGGTGTTGTCATGCGAGACAACCCAAAAGCGTCAAGCTGCTGCGGGCCGTCGTCAAAACGAATGTAAGCAGAGCCTTTTGAGTCAACAAACTGCGCATTGTGTGGGTTATTAGCACCACACAGATTTACCGCAGAAGAATGAACGTCATGGAAATCTACAGCTTCAGCGACTTTTATAAGGTTTACTTGTAAGTCTTCTCCTACGATGAACTGTGCATCTTCTGCTGAAATGAGCGGCACAACACTTAGCGTACCATTAGAGGTGGTATTGCTTTCAGCTTTAGCTACAACTTCGCCGTGCGCGCCGGAGGTTGCGCCTACTACCGTATCGCCTAAGTTTATGGCGACTACACCATTGTTATACTCAAGATGAACGTGTCGGAACGTCTGCGTGCGCTTCCCTGCGCTGTCTGGCGGCAAACGAATGTTGCTAGGGCCACCGAAAATCGAATCATTAACCGCCATGTGTTTCTCCTATTATGGGTTCGCGTAGTTACGTTCTTTAGCGGCAACGAGCGAGTAGTTCTGTCCAACTTTGCGCTCAATAATACCAGTAGTTACCACGTACTGCGCGTCTGACAGCCCAATCGCAACAATGGTAATCGGCGCGTCAGAGCCGTCTGAACCTACGCCTCTCTGTACGTTGCCATCGTAGTCAAAGTCAAACGCGATGCTTGGGTTGCCAGATACGTTACCAGCAATGTCTACGCCTGCGTTGTTATCAACAATAATGGCGTTCACAGTACCAAAGTTGTTGCCAGCCGGTGTATCTGCTGCGCTGTCATTAGTAAAGAACATCCAATACTGAGCTGAAGCGTCGTCCTGCAAAGTTTGCGAGAAGTTGATTGTGCCAGCAGCGACGAACGGGAATGTACGCTCAGCGCCTGTATCGTCACGGAATACAACCGAGTTGATGTCGTTTGAATCAAGGTTGTCACCGTCAAGCGCAACACCCCAAGTACCGCTGTTGATGGTCTTGGTTTTGAACGTGTCACCAACGTACTCTGCTAACGAGTCAGCAAGAAGGCCGTTTACTGTGCCAGCGCCGTTATCAATGTCGCCATCTGTGCGAAGCTGATCCTGAATAAACGCGTAGGTCTTGGATGCTGTCGCGCCGTTAGGGTCGATAACAACGTGGAAGTTGTACGGGCCACCAGACAAGTCTGAAGTCAGGAACGAGCTTGAAGACACTGGGGTAGCGGAGTACGTAATTGTCATGCCGGTGTACGGCGACTGGTCAGAGTATTTCAGATCATCCGCTTCTGACAGCGGGAATCGGTAGGCAATGTAGGTCAGTGTGCTTACACCGATGTCAGCCGTTGTAACCTGACCGAATGTTTTGCCTTGGATACGGATAAATGCAGTAAGAACCTCTGCGCGTTTATCAAAGTTACCGTTTGAAGCGTCACCGTAAATCTGTACGGCTTCGTCAACAGGGCCAGCGTAAGTAAAGTCAGTCTTTGAAGCATCTGAAGCGAAAGCGTAGTACGCCTTGTCGCCTACTGTTTTTCTGGTTGCGTCAATGTTACCGAGAGAAATAAAGCCCATGTACTCACGGGCGATAACGCCGCTGACACGTTCTGCCCAGCCGCATGTACGGATAAGTTTGCGTGTCGCATCGTTAGCAGGTGCCCAGTCGTTGATAAATTCAAACGATTCAGGCGTGATTGCTTCCATCGGGAACAGGAACGGAATTTTGGTAGCATCCGTTTTCCACTGTTCTTTAAGGTAAGAGTAAAGTGCTTGCCCGGTTACACCGTCAGCAGACAGGTTGCCAGCAACGTTCAGGGTAATTGTTTTACCGGAAGTATCAATAGTAACCTCTGTTGCACTGAGGTCTGTTGGGTCGTTAATAAGTGCCATTTAGGGACTCCTATGGGTTTGAATACCAGCGATCATAAACCTGTTGGACGGGTAAGCTGGCATCCGCCGACCCCAACAGTACGTTACTTAGTCTCAGATACTGGTAGCTGACGTTGTGTATCACAATATCAACGTAGGTGTTTGCCGCATAGGTGTAGGTGTACCCAAACGTAGTGCCGGAGTTCTCAACTCCATCCAGTTCTGTCTGAGTGCCCGCTGAGTAGAAGCGCACCTCTGAGTTTGTCTTTAAACCTGTCAGTGTCAGTGTAACCTGACCTGATACAACATTTACTGTTCCACCGCCTGTGTTATATACAGAAGGCGTTGAATATCCTGCTGCTACGTTAATAGTTAGAGGGCTACCTGTATCGGTATAATTAACAAGTATAGTCTCATTTCCTGATGAGCTTGCCGTATATCCTGAATCTGTATTCTGCCAGTTGAGCGTTGTACTTGATGAAATCGTACCGAGGTTAACCGCATGACCTGTTCCGTCTGAAATAAACGTACAGTCGTCAATATCAGCAAGACTTCCAGATACCGCGATAGACGCCGAACTATTCTGTATCGTACAGCTAGTCAGCTTTCCAGAGCCGGATAAAGTAATCTGCCCTGACGTAGACCACGTACAGCCAACGGCTTCTATGCTAAGCGACGTAGCTCCGCAATTTGTGAAACTCGTCGTCTCAAACGTAGGCGTAGTAACCGTTGGCGTGACTGTAATTGTACCCATGTCAATAAAGGCGCTTGAAACCAGTGACAGGCTGTTTAGTGATGAACTAATATCAAGCTCTGCTCCTGAGCCGCCAATGGTCTTGCAAACAAGCCCCGCTATATCAATATCGGTGTTACCCGTACCTTCCTGCGTCTTCAGCTTGTATAGGCTTCCAGTTACGTTTCGGTCTGGGAAAACAATAGTCTCATTCTCTGAAACAATATTTGCGTTGTTTGAGCCTGAGCTACCTAGAATAATCTCGCATGGGGCAAACAACACACCGTCAACGTATTTCAGGATGAAATACTCGTTAGTCGCATCGTTTGTTGCGGCATCAAGTAGCGAAACAGCCTCGGATGCCGAAGAATAAATCTCAAGCCCGTCGGCATATCGCCAGTTATCACACCATACGTTTGCAGGTACGTTTCTTGGCTTGGCGCTGGTGTTGACGCGTACGCCTACTTGGGTAATAGAGGACAGCGTAACCGT